GGCAATGTCTAAGTCGCCGTCAAACCAATCTGCGCCAGCTTTCTTGCAAGCTGCACGCCAGCCATGAAATGAGCCGTACTCTTGTTCACCCATATGGTTCTGAGCTTCGCCCATTGGCTCATCATCTTGCATTGCACCAGGGCGCAACTTGGCACCTAGTTGCTTGTCGTTTGCGTTACGTGGTGGCATATCTGAGTTAGCATAATTGTAATATTCTTCATCGTCCATGCTAGCCAACTGATCATCGAACTCGTCATTGACACTTTCGTCAACTGTTGGGTCTATACTCTCGCCCCAGTTGTTGTGATCGTCGTATATTTTCATCAAGGTTGCCATGTCAGCAGCATCTAAACTTCCACATTTTGCCCAATGCTTCATTAGCTTTGGAGTAAGGTCTCCGTATTGAGCGAGCTGCTTCATCTTCTTCATTGGAAGGCCGCCTTCTTCGTTGTCGTTGTGCTCGCGTTTTTCTCCCCATGGATCTGGGTAACCAGCTAGATAAACGATACAACGATAACCAGATGCCATGCTGTCAACTGCCCACACGCCTTGAACTTCTGGATCTGGATGAATTTGGCATGTTGGAACGTCGAGTTTCTTAAGGAATGCCGCATTGTACCCGTACTGTAAGTAAGCGATTACACCAGCCTTGCTATCTGGATACACCTTGTTAAGCGGAGATGCAGGGGCAACCTTCGGAGCCTCACCAACTAACTCCTCAGTGGCGATTACCGACTCGTCAACTTCCTTGGCCTGCTTATCTTTTAGCTTTTTGTGATACGCAAACTGATCATCGTGCCCTTTGTTCTTAGCTGCTTCGACAGACTTGGCTACGCGATTTGATTCCCACTTGTCGTGCTCTGAACGCTTTGGGTATGGGAAACCTGAACCAGATAGTTCTTCAGCTTCGTTTAATTTCTTTTTTGCTGGCGTATCAAGAGATGCCAATTTTGCTAAAATATCTTTCATTTTGAACCCTTACGCCCAGCAACTGGACTCTTGTTATTTTGTGGTAGCGAGTTTGTGTCTTTAGAATCAACTTTTTCTTTCTTTTCAAACTCCAATTTCGTCGAGGCTTTAGCTAAGTCTTTTAACATACTATCAACACGCTTCTGCCCAACCTGAACTTGTCCACCCTCGACCTCTTCAATGTCTTTTGCAAGGAGTGCATTTTTGCCATCCTTTGAGTCTTTGTTTAGTTTCGTTTCGTCTCCAGCGTCTTTTTCACGCTGTAGTTCCTCAGGTTGGTCTTTTGGCACTACCACAACATTAGCAAGAGGCAAACGCCCTTGCGTTCCAAGCACTTCGCGAATTTGCGCATCAGTGCATGGATACTTTAGAGAAGCTTGAATAAGCCATACATCGCACTTATCAAACTTTGGAAAATCGTAGTTTTTGTCGGATACTGGCAAGTGCTTTGCCTTGCTGATGGATGCAATCTCAAATGCTTCCAATGCATGTTCGATTCTATCTTCTACATCACTAGTTACATCGATGTTTGCAAGTTTAATCTTGAAATCGTATGTCTTTTGCTCTGATTCAAGTAGATATTGAGTAAAATTCTTCATGTGGTAAGTTCCCAGGTCTTCCGTTATTTATCCGCTTTTGGAGTATTATTGAGAATGGACTTGAGTAGCTCATTGCGGTCAAGTATCATCCCTTTGCCTTCAATAGCGTTTGCTGTGGCATCTTTGCTTGCTGTTTGATCTAGCTTCATTTTCTTTAACTGCAAATCAACCATCTTTAACTTCTTGTCCATTTTAGCCATTTTTGCCGTAACTGCATGTCCAAGCAAAGTTGACGCAGACTGAAGAATAGGGCCACTAAAGCGTGGCTCTACATTCATACTGAGATCAATGAGGTCCGTAAATGTGTCTTGCGCTAACTTAGCAAGTTCATCCATTTCTGCATCACTGGCTTCTAAGTCGCGCACTGTAGGTAGAGCAGCATCGATCTTGTCTATGTTGCTGTTTATTTCAGTAAGAGCTGCCTTATTTTCTTCAATCTGCTCTTTGGCGTTCTCTACTGCCTCTTCGGGTGTAGTTGCTTGTCCGAGTACGTCGGCGGGCGGTAAGTCGAATAGTTCTTCTAGTTTACGTGTCATAATCAGTATTTATGATTATGTACATAGTTAACATCTTATTTTGTTCCAGCAAACAAATCTTTTTCAGTAACTACGCGAAACTTCATACCCTTACTAGCGGCCCATTGGTATGCTGCTCCCCATTTGGCTTGATTTAGCGCCACTGACAACTTATCGCGACGGCTTTTTGCTGCTTCCATAGTGGTCTCTTTGGAAGGTTTGATCTCAATAAGTTCAACGTGATTTTGTCCCTTGCTATCTTGATATACAATAAACAAGTCAGGAACATACGTTGTATTTTTGCCAGAGAGTGGGTTGCGATACGGAATGCGAATACATTCACTTGCCCATTGTAACACCGAGGGATGATTATCGCAAAACGTGAAAAAGGCCAACTCCCACGAACTACGATATAGGATTGACCCTTTGCCCACATATTTTTCTGGGTGTTTTGGGGTAAACAACCCCTTTGCATATTTTGTATTAGCCATTACGGAAGTATCGTTCTAGATACATATTTGTTAGTCATCGGAGCATTGCTAATTCCTAACATGCTTGTGCTAACCCTGTTTAGATTTAAGAACATAGTTAAGTAAGCGTTAAGCTGACTATTAGGCAAAGACGAGAACTTATGTAAAATTTCCATTGGGTCCAAATTTTGGGCCTTGGCTGTATAGATAACTGAACCCGCCAACGACCTTGCAGCTTCTTTGGTTAACGCAATTTTTTCAAAATATGCAACAATAGAATCATCTACGTCTTGTGATACTAGGAATTGTGGTGCGAAAAAGTTATTGAAGAACTCAGTTGTCGTATCACGACGAATGTTGTTGATATTGTTAATTTGTGTCATATGTTATGCCCAGCCGCTATCTGAATTGTTGCCAGATAAGTTAAACGACGGCAATGCTACTGCTTGACGCACTGCCGCATCCGCTGCTTCTACACTATTTAATTTCAAGTTTGCTGGCATAGCTGAACTAATATTCGATGCACCTGCATACGGTGATGAACTGTCGTAACCAGAGGATTTAGAGAACACTGTATTTTGTACCGGTAACTGAGTTACACCTGCTGGGTATGATGACGGAATGCCTACTGCACTAGTTACTCTAGCCCCTACGTCTGCTGACGAAACACCAACCGCCGCGCCGCCAACTGCATTTAACGCGGTTCCTACTGTAGGAATAGATACAGGACTGTTTGGGTTGCTACCCGCTGTAATATTTTTACCAATTGGGCCTGCCGCCGCGGCTGCAATTGTGCCCCCAATGCCGCCCATTAATCGTTCGACTTGGCCAATTGCTGCGCCAGCGCCAGTAATTGCCCCAACAACATTTCCACTTTTCATTGCACTAACTGCTCCAATAACACCACCAACTGCACCCATTGCGCTAGTTGCTGCACTAAGTCCAGCACTAAGGCTGCTTAGTAAACTATTAGACCCCTCTGATGGAGCGGGTCCCGGATCATTGGTGTTAGTTGTACTGCTATACATCTGTGTCTTGTTGAGTGGCATTGAATTCATACCACCCATCGACATTGGTGTAGGTGCTTTACTGTTACCACCAGGAATAATAGATGCCGAGGCATCATAGTGCAACTCAGCAAATCCGTTTACAGTATTTGCCGACGACGTCCCGCCAGATAGCAATACTGTTTCGTATTCTACCGTAAGTTGATGCTCCATAACATCACCGTCTCGACCAACGTGGTGCTCAGGGTGCGACATGCTTTTGATCACAGGATTTACTAAAGTGTATTCGCTAAACTTTTTGTTAAACAAGCTATAGATACGGATAGCACGAAGGAATGGTTTATCTTGGCCACGGTAACCAAAGTCTGCACCGTCAGCATCGGCAAAGTAGTATTTGTAATAGTTGAATAGAAATTGCCGTATCACGTCGGACGAATCGTCATGCAACGTAATTGTTACCGGATCGTAATGTACTTTAGTTTGAATAATCTTTGGTCTGTTATATACGTTAACTACCTTGGTGTCAAATGATATCTTAGGTAAATTCACATGCTTCACTAGCATGCCTTCTTCTGCCCCACCAAACGATGTATCAAAGAACACATGGAACAAGAACGTATGCTTTGGTACTAGAGCATAGCTGTTAGCAACGAATAGTTTACTAGCATGATCATAGTCGCGCAAGTTACCAGCACCTGAGCCGCTGCTGCCGCCAGACATTGAGTTAACCAATCCGCCAATGGCAAGACCGGCTGTTGCTATACCAGCAACATCAGAAAATATAGACATTAGAAGATTCCATCATATGGTATTTATCTTTTCAAATTATGTACTTACATAATGAAAAAAGGGCCGAAGCCCTTTTTTCTTTGAAGCGGTACGCTTATTAGCCCGTAGATGCCGAGCCAATTGTACGACCAACATTGATACCAACACCAGAAGAGGAAGTAGGCATTTGTAATGCATTGTCGAACTTAATAGTTAATGCTAGTGTAGCTTCTTCGTTTGTTGCGTAGTTCATGTCACCATAATCAACGCCAGTTAGCATACAACCATACATTTCCCATGTTTCAAGGACGTTTGGAGTAAAGCCGCCGTTACCACCGTCTAGCATTTCTAAACGTGTAACGAACTTATAGTCGATACCTGATGCTGCACTTGATTGTTCAAGGAAGTCATATTGCTTTTGGATCTGTTCGCCAACTAGCTTAGTGACATTGCCCGTTGCGTCATCACGCAATGTACATGTAACGTCAGCCCAGCTTGGCTTACCTAGAATGTTTACCTTGCTGTTGTAAACGTCTAATGTGATTGGTTCCCACGTTGGGTTAGGACGTTTGAAGTCCTTAACTTGTTTCGTAAGTTCTGTCTTTTGTGAACTAATACCGAAGCCTTCAAAAGTAACGCGAAAGCGGAACTTGAGTTTTGGCATTAGCAAGCCCTGAGTGGAAGCACTCTGACTTGTCGATAACGGTACCGTAAATTTGGTTAATGATGAAATTGCCACGTTTTATTCTCCTTGTACAACTCTCTTAATAATATTTATGGGTAAAAAACATTTTTTCGCCTATTTATAAAATATCATTATCTGAGTAGTTAATTATTTCTCGTAACAACGGGAGCGTATCGCTACGCTCCCGCTATTTACTTACTTACCGCTAGACTTGATACCGCCTGGGTTCTTGAGACGGATTGGAATGTAGATAAACTCTACAGCCTTCATTGGCTCAATTGCGATATCTACATACAACTCGTTGCGTCCGATACGGTCGTTTGTGTTGTTTGTTTCATCACAAATAACCAAGTAGTCGTACACACCGCGTTTTGCGATCAAGTCGTTGATTGCACTTGAAATAACTTGCTTGATTTGATTACGTGTAATCGCATCGTTTGGTTCGAACAAGTAGCCATCACCAACGTGTGCAAGGATAGTACGGATGTAGTTGATTAAACGTGCTACATTGATACGGTCCATTGAGCTTTGGAATGGGTTACGTGTCTTGTTACCAAAGTTCACTAAGCCAATGCCTGGTAGGATTGTTAGTGGATTGATACGTGTCTGATACAATGTATCGCGCAAGCCTTGGTTGATACCGTTACGGATGAAAGCACCGCGTTGGCGATCAACATAACCAATGTCAGTTGCATTGTCAATTGTACCACGACGTGTACCTGCATAAGCAAACCATGGGTATGAAACTTGGTCTGACTTGATAGCTGCACGTAAGATCATGTGGCTTGCTGGCATAACAATCGTGTTACCTTGCAAGTCGTTAGTCAAACCGTGTGGGTAGTAAACACCTAAGTATGGATCTGCTGTTGACAAACCGTTACCGTCGGAATTTTCTGACCACTTGATAATGTCCATGCTGTTAGCTTTAAGTTCCATTGGTGTATCACCAATAACAAACGCTGTACACTTACGATCGTTGTTCAACATAACCATGTTGCTGATAAGCTCTGGGTAGCCTGGTGTTGCCATCAAGTTGAACGTGAAGCTTTCTTCGCGAACGATATCGTTTGCGTCGAGTGCTGCTCGCATTGCCTTGATAACCATTACACGCTGAGCCTTGTGACCAGAGTATGGAGCGCCAATGTTGTTGCCTGTTGAATACAATCCGCTTGAAGTAACCCAAGTAGCTTGGACCTTAGGCAAGTTGTTTTCGCCAGTCAATGGATTGATCATTGCATCTTCTGGATACGCATGTTCATTGAAGTAGTTGTTTACATAGTGCTTAACGTTGAAGCCGGAGCGACGTGTGTTAAACAACAATGTACCACGTGGATATAGACGGTGGTCTGGGCAATCTAAGTCAATGTAGTTGCTTAATGCCATTTCAGCGATGTCAGGATACTGACCTGCTGCTGGATCAACTAAGCCACCAACGTGCTTGTTAGATGCTGCATCAACGGATGCATCCCAACGTGCGTCAGCGAATACAACACCGTTTTGGCTGATGATATCGCTGTTGTCGATCTTGGACCACTTGCTACCTGTCCAACGTGAAATCACTGGCCAGTTTTCTAAGTCGCCTGTGTTAACCCATAAATCGCCGCCTGACAATGGCATGTTATTGCTCTTTGTAGTAGGCGCTAATGGAGACATGATTGGACCTGCTGGGTCTGTGTTCATTAGATTGAAACCACGTGCATCACGGCCAACTGTACGGTAACCCTTCCAACCTGTTGTATCATTTACCATGAT